TGACGATTGAAACGAAAATGTGTGAGCCGATTGATATTATTAAAATTACTAGTCTATATGAGAATGTCAAAGAGTACATGGAACTAAAGAGATTCGTTGACGCTTGTTATTACGACAGTGAAATTGCACTAAGTGTCGAGGATATTCAAGGGAATGATATTGATATTCGTGTTAGTTATACACAAACTGAAGATATCGTCAAGGTTCTTGAAAAAAGAATGGAAATCATTGAAAATTGCTTAAACATTATGGGTTACACAATGCAAGGCGAACCTAAAAAATGGCAGTATCATGTTAACGCTTTGGGAGGTGAAGATGATGAATAAACAAGAAGTGATTGATGAGATTGAGAATGCAATCCCAGATTTTATTTTAAACGATTATCAAAGAGGTAAAGAGACTGGTTTAACTTATGCGTTGAAATTAGTCGAAGAACTTGACGAGCCAGAAAAACCAGTAATACCTCAATATGTGGCGGAGTAGTTAGAGGTTTGCAAAGAGAATTTGGCTATAAGCCTAGCTGGCTCTATGAACCCTAATGTTTTGAAAACTAATAATCAATCTGAAAAAACAATCCATTGGCTTGCGAAAAACCAAGAAACATTTGTTAAAGCTTGGCTTTACGGCTATGAAGTTGAGAAAGAAAAGCTGTATACTGTTAAATTTGCAAACGAAGATTTTGGCAAAATGTACATTGGATTTCTTAAGAGGGTTAATAAGCTTGGAGTAAGCTCGTTGCCTTTAAACAATGACGAGGTTAAATCATGGTTCACCGAAGATGAGCTCAAGAGATTTAAATTTTGGAACAACTCAGCATTTGAAGTTGTAGAGGTGGAAAAATGACAATACCAAAATTTAGAGTATATGATAAAGTTGAGTGCACGATGATAACAACAAGTGATTACGAGGACTTGTCAGATTTGTTTTGTATTTAAAAAAATGACGCTGATACTGGATATATTAGCGAACTCATGCAATCAACAGGACTGTTTGATAAGAATGGCAAAGAAATCTTTGAAGGCGATATTGTAAAAGTTTTGAATTCGCTATATACCGTTTTTTACGATAACGAGAGAGGTAGTTTTAGACTTAAACCACACGACGAACGCTGGCATACAGACTACATGTCAAATTTTTCTGGCGGTAAAAACTTTGAAATTATTGGAAATATGTACGAAGGAGTAACTGATGATAATAGTTAACATCGGAAAAGAAACAGAACTGTTTAAGGCAGTTGAAGAGAATTTAGAATTTTTAGGTTTTGAATTCTCTGTTAAGAAAACTTGGACTAAAGAGTTATTGGAAGAGTGTATTAAACATGATTATGAATTTGCTTCAAGCTACTACATGCCGAAAATTAGAAAACTTAATTTTTCACAAGCACTAGCTTTTGTTGAGGAAAACCCTAAAGTTTTACGAAAATTCATTGTCATTGATGAAGTAAAACATAAAGCAGTTGCAGATTTTCCTAAAATTAGCTTGGTTAGAAAGGTTTTGAAAAAAACATTTGGGAGGAATTAGTGATGGATTATGAAACGTTTTTTGCAACGATTAAAAATCAGAAACCAAAAGGAATGTCTTTAGCAAAATACTTAATCACTCATCCATCACGCACGCATTCAAGAAGTACACTAGAAGCTGTTGCTAAGAATTTGAAGCAATGTCAAAACCAGAAACGTTTGCCTTCAGGAGTAGTGATGAACTGCGTTAAAGAATATTTTGATTTTGTAGAGGTAGACAATGATTGAATTCTTTATCCCAATGAAGAAAATTCCCACTGTCACACATCAGCAAAAGAAAGTTCGTGTCATCCGTGGTAAGCCACAATTCTATGAACCAGACGAGCTAAAGGAAACGCGGGCAATGTTTATGGAGCTGTTAGCACCATACGCACCAAGTGAACCAATGGACGGTCCGTTGAGGTTGACGACTAAATGGTTATTTCCAAGAATAAAAGGTACTACTAACGGTCAATACAAGCATACGAAGCCAGATACGGAAAATCTGTTGAAGTTACCTAAAGATTGCATGCAAGAACTTGGCTTTTTCGTCAATGACAGCCGTGTGGCTAGTGAAATTACTGAAAAATTCTGGGCTGATACGGTTGGAATATACGTGAGGTTGGAAAACTTATGAAAATTGATTATATTGATTTTTTTCAAACAGAAGTACCAAACTGGATGAGAGAAAGTAATCAGAAATCACAAGAAGTCGGTTTTGGAACAGTTGCTTACTGGGAATGGGCTAATCAGTCCATTGTGGCAATCTGCGAAAAATACGGTAATGATGAGTTAGTTAACGGTCAGTTTCATCTCATTTGGGAATGGTTAGACAAGCAAGCGAAAGGAGTAGGCAATGTATGAGGTAGTGTTATATTTTGACAATATGGTTGATGAGACGTATCGCTTTGGCACCTACGAAGAAGCACTTGAAAAAGTGAATAGTCTCAAATGGCAGTATCGTACCAAACGCTTATACAGCTTTAAAGTGAGAAAGGTTGAAACATGAAAAACGAAGATTTAATGATTGGATTAATTGTCATGCTTGCAGCGTTTATGTGCATTGCTGTGTGCATTGCTGTTGGATATGACATTGGCAAACGTGAAAGCAAATCTGAAATGACAGAGTTAAAAACAGAACTTAGACAAGCTAAGGCGCAAATTAAGCTCTTAGAAGAAAATCAAGTAATTATTTATTACGCCGACAGTTACGGTGGTAACCCATAACGGTACTAGGTCGGTTCAACTCCGACCATGGGTATAGGCTAGGGGTCTTAAAAATAAAGAAAAGAGGTTCTATGACGGTTATTTTCCTAGTCGGTAACCTAGAACTCCTTTGGATTTTTTGGTAATTCATTCGGTGCTCGTAATGGTTGCAAGTCAGTTCGATTCTGACTGCGAGTATTACCCAGAATATTTTTACATAACAAAAGGAGGAAACTCCTTCTTACACAATTAGTATATCTGTTAGCAGTCTACTGGGTGGCTAGCTAGCAATAGACTGAAATATTTTAGAAAAGAGGAACTCCTTAAAATTCTTTTTGTAAAACATTCTAAAGCAGTTTATCAGTCGACTGTGATTATGCAAGGCGCCGTTTTCTTATGGTAATTCAATGTGGGTCGTGCGCCTGCCCGTTTTGTGGAAACACAAAAAAGTCCCTGCTTACACAAGGACCTAAGATATATGAATGACACTTATATTATATCATAAAAAGGAGCTGTGTAAGTAGTGGGAAAATTGAGCAATTCACAATTGAAAGCACTTGATGAGCTGTTGTTTGATTGCGTGAGCATTGACCATAAGATTGCAGTACGTAAGCTAGAAATTAGCGACGTTCCAAACACGGATGAAAATATTGGTGGTGGACGGTCTAATGTTGTGTCTAAACCGACTGAGAACTTAGTTACTAAATGGGATAGCGACCAGCGTCTAAATAGCTTGTATGCACAAAAATATGCAGTTGAAAGCACGTTAAACGTTTTGGATGCTGATATGACTAAAATCTTTTGGTTGCGTTGGTCTCGTGGCAGCGTCAATACTTGGGAAGAAATTGCTGATAAAATGGCATATGACCGAAGCACGATTTACCGCAGACGTCAACGAATTCTAGAAATTTTTGCTGATTTTTATGGTTTTTCGTAAAAGTTGCGACTTTTGGCACTATTTGTCGCACGAAAAATGTTATATTATGGTATCATCAAATGTTTAAGATAAGGACGAGGTTTCTTGAGAGGTCTTACTCGTCCTTATTTTGTTAGGTCCGCAACAGGTCAGGTCACAATGGCTAGAGTTGAAAAGAAATGGTAAAGGGTTAAACATCTTGTGACAGATGCCTAAAAAACGGTACACAATACAGGTTGAGTGTATCATGCTTGTCTGTGCAACCTTTTAGACAAGTGGTAGGAATATAGCTCAGATGGTAGAGCGACTGACTTTTAATCAGAGGGTCACTGGTTCGAGTCCAGTTGTTCCTGTTAAAGTCACACATTTGTGTGGCTTTTTATTTTAGGATTGGAGGTGATGGAAAATCACTAAGTTAACGTTAAAACAACAGAGATTTGCTGATGAGTACATTATCTCTGGAAATGCAACGGATGCAGCTATCAAGGCAGGTTACGCTACAAGGTCAGCTAGGGCAATTGGTCAGGAAAACTTGACAAAACCTGACATAAAATCTTACATTGATGAACGCTTATCTGAAATCCAATCAGAAAAAATAGCTAATCAAGAAGAAGTCATGCAAGTTTTGACTTCGGTCTTACGTGGTGAACGTGAAGAAGAAGTTGTTGAATTGAATAAAGAAACTGGTAAATTTGTCAAAACAACCAAAAAGCCAGATACGTCAGCTGTTATTCGTGCAGCAAATGAAATTATGAAACGTTATCCATTGCCTAAAGAAATTAAGCTTGAAGCCAACGTCACAACAAACAAACTTGACGGTATTTTGGCACAGTTAGAAGATGATAGTTCATGAGTGATATGATTCTATCTGATAAGTATAAAGCGTTCTTGCGACACAATGCTAAGGCAGAAGCACTCGAAGGGACAACAGCTGCTGGGAAGACAACGGTTGGTGCTTTTAAATTCATGTTAAAAGTCGCTAAGTCATCTAAAAAACTGCACTTCATTGCTTCAAAATCAACAGGTGATGCTGAAAAAAATATCGTCAATTCTGATTTGGGCATTGTTGACATCTTCGGTGAATTAGTTGATTATCGTGGGAATGGTAGTGTTGATTACAAGATTCCGCATCTGGTTTATCATGTCGATAACAAACCAGAGAATGACAAAATTATTTTTATTCTTGGTTACGAAGATAAAACTAAATGGAAAAAAGCGCTTGGTTCACAATTTGGTTGTGGTTACATTGACGAAATCAACACAGCTGATACAGACTTTGTTCAAGAATCAACTATGCGTTGTGATTATTGGATGTGTACTATGAACCCAGACGACCCAACATTACCAATTTACGAACAATACATCAATCGCTTTCGTGCTTTGCCAGAATACGAACGAGACACTCCGAAAGAAATTCAAGAAGAATTAGACAAACAACCAGCGCAACCAGAATGGACGTACTGGTTTTTTAATTTCGACCATAATGCAGGACTGCCAGAGGATAAAAAACAACAGATTATCAATACAGTAGCACCTGGAACAAAGATTTATAAGAATAAAATTTTAGGGCTTCGTGGTCGGTCAGAAGGTCTTATTTTCTCTATGTTCGAGAGACAGCACAATGTCATTACACGCACACAAGCTAAATCGTTTAGCTATGCGCAGTTTTCGTGTGGTGTCGATACATCTTATTCTGAACAATCAAACGACACAATCGCTTTTATTTTCCAAGGTATTACACGAGACGGAAAACTAGTAGTGCTTGCTGAACGCGTTTACAACAATAAAGATTTGAGCGGTGATAAGATAGCGCCGTCAGATACAGTCGAGTTATTGCATAAGTTCCTAGACGATTGTAAAGATACTTGGGGTTTTGCACGTAAGATTTACGTGGATAACGCCGACCAAGCAACCATTATGGAGTTGAGAAAATATGCTAATAAATATGGTTTGTTATATGAGTTCATGAATGCGAACAAGAAAATCAAAATTATTGACCGTATTAATTTTATGGCTGGTTGGATGAAACAAGGTTATTACTTCGTTGTTGATGATTGTACGAAACATTTACACGAATTGGACGTCTACAGCTGGAAAGAAGGCAAGGATGAGCCAGAAGATAGAAACGACCACACCATCAATGCTTGTCAGTATGGCTTTATTCCGTACATCAAAATGATTGGTGAAAGGCAGAATAATTCTAACCAGTTCGATACACTTCGGGCTGGTTTTGGTTTGTAATGAAAGGATATTATGACATACAAAGAAACTTTTGTAGATAGCACAGGCAAGAGCAATTTACTTGAATTACGTTTCCACCGCGAAGCACGTATGAGGTACAGTGTTCACGACTTAGACACGTTATTTGCTGATGACTATCGCTTACTTAAGGAAACACTACATCATCACGAAACAATACAGAGACCACGTATTCAAGAATTGCTTGATTATGCTGAGGGAAATAATCACGATATCAGTAAAGCTGGTCGACGTCGTGATGATGACATGGCAGACACTCGTGCCATTCATAATTTTGGACGTGCAATTGCTGTATTTAAACAAGGGTATTTGGTTGGCAATCCTATTCAAGTTTCTTATGAGGACGACAATTATCAGGAACAATTGGACGAATTAGCTAAACAAAATGATTTCCACCAGCTAAACCGTTCACTAGTGCTTGATTTATCTAAAACTGGTCGTGCTTATGACCTAGTTTATCGTGCACAAGATGATACGACACGAGCAGCTAAGTTAGATCCGTTAGGGACATTTGTCATTTATGACGACACTCTGGAGATGCACAGTGTCGCTGGTGTACGTTACTATCAAGCTAATCCGTTTGATGACAAGAAAAAAATTGTTGAAGTCTACACGCCAAGTGACATTATGACGTTTGAATATGACGGCACGCTTAATGAAATCAGCAGAACCACACATGCGTTTGAGTTAGTTCCAATTACGGAATATATGAATAATTCAAACGGGTTAGGTGATTATGAGACAGAGCTGTCATTGATTGACTTGTACGACGCTTCTCAATCTGATACAGCTAACTATATGCAGGACTTATCAGACGCTATTTTGGCTATCATAGGTCGTGTTAACTTCCCAGTCGACTGTGACACAGCAGCGAAGCAGATTGAGTACATGCGTAAAATGCGCAAAGCTCGTTTGTTAAACTTAGAGCCACCCATTGACCAAGAGGGCAACGAAGGAACAGTTGACGCTAAGTATTTGTACAAGCAATATGATGTCAACGGCACAGAGGCTTACAAGAAACGTGTTGTTAATGACATCCATAAGTTCACTAACACACCAGATATGACCGACGATAATTTTGCTGGTGTTCAGTCTGGTGAAGCTATGAAATGGAAAGTGTTTGGACTTGATCAAGAACGCGTTGACATGCAAGCTTTATTTGAAAAGTCTCTTAAACGCCGTTATCGTCTAGTGGCTAACATTGGTAAAGTTGCTAGTGAAATGACAGACTTTGACGTGTCTAAGTTGACTATTACATTCACGCCAAACTTACCTGCAGACACTTCGACAGTTATTGATAACGCTAAAAATCTATACGGTGTAGTTAGCGACGAAACAGTCTTTGATATGCTGCAAACAGCGACTGGTGTTGATGCTAAAATTGAAATGGAACGTTTGAACTCTGAAGAACCACAGGAACCAAAGCCAAGAGTTGGCGAGGTGATTGCCGATGACGAAGACGCACAATAATTATTGGCAAAAGCGTAGTGATGACATTATGCACTATGTTGACGGTACAGATATTGACATGTTCGCTGAGCTGCAAAAAATTTATGTTGAGCAATCAGCAGAAATCCAACGCGATTTATTCGCTTTTGTAACACAATACGCAGACGATAACAAAATAAGCTATTCTGACGCCCTACAACGTCTTAGAGGTGTTGATTTATCAAATTATCAAGCGAATGCCAAAAAGTACCGTGAGCAAGCTGAGAAAGACCCAGAATTGCTTAAACGACTTAACGAACAGTACGCTAGTTCAAAAGTCACACGATTGGACGCGCTAAATCTTGAAATGACATATAAAATTGGTGTCATGCAAGGTGTTCTTGAAACGTCGTTTGAAAACTATTTGAAATCAACTGCTAGTTACGTGTACAAAAAAGCGTTAGGTGGCAATAGCGGTGCATTGAACGAACCAGCACTAAAAGAGCTCATTAATACACCATTTAATGGTCGGAATTATTCGCAGCAATTGTGGGGCAATACTGACGACTTAGCTAACGATTTAAGGGACGTTCTAAAACGTGGTTTCATTCGTGGTGATGATGTGCGCGGTATGGCTAGTGAGCTGGCTAAAAAATACAATGTGGCACGTTCGCGAGCACAAACATTAATACGTACAGACGGCACAGCGATTATTAATCGCGCAACAATCGAACGTTACAAAGACGCAGGTTTAAAATATTATCGTATTTCTGTTCACTTGGATAGTCGGACGTCTGACATCTGCCGTGAAATCGCCAGAGAGGATAAACGTTATAGCTTAGCTGAGTTTGAAGTTGGCGTAACTGCACCGCCGTTTCATTATAATTGTCGGTCCGCTGTTGTTCCTGATACTGACGAAATTGAGGAAAGTCCAGAATTAAAACGGCTTTATCGTAATAAGAATTATGATAAGCGCAGAACGATTAATCCTGTACGGCAGAAAAAGCTTACTCAAGATTTTAGGAAACGTGGCGGTACAATTTGGCAAGATGATGAAGCCGAGCGCTATTTGAGGTCTCAAAAGGCTGCTGCTATGAATTTAGGCGCAGACTTAATCGTCTTACAACCTAAAGCGACTATTTCAGAGGTCTTAGAAGAATTGTATCACGCTGAACAATGGCGCGACGGTCGATTAGTTGATACTCCAATTTCAAAAATTAAAGCTGAAATAGAAGCACAAAATTATTTACTTTCTGTGGAAAAAAAGTATAATATACCTAGGATAGAAATTGAGCAAACAAAACAAAATCTTGAATACTGGAAAGGGGAGTTGAAAAAATATGAAGATTAAGAATATCACACAAACACCGTTTGGAACAATTTTAAGTCTTTCTGACAACTTGCCTAACAATTCAGTCGGTAGCTATATCACTGTTGACGGTGGGACATTACATCAAATCAAAGGAACACCAAGCAACGTATGGACAGAGATTTTGATTGATAAAACGGACAATTTCAAAATAGGACAAGAAATTATTTTTAAAAATATTGCATAAAGCACCAAGCACTTAGAATTTTCTAGGTGCTTTTCTTATGCTCTGAACTGTTCGGAATTTCCGAATGGTTCTTTTTGTGGAAGATTACTCAAGTGGTTAAGAGGGCAGGTTGCTACCTTGCTAGGCGTGTAAAAGCGTGCGTGGGTTCGAATCCCACATCTTCCGTTGACGTGGCTAGTCGTTAAATAAGCCAAATAATAACTTACTAGCGTGGCTTATTGCGTTAGGTATGGAATTACATTCGGACAAGACTAGAAAACGTGAGACGTCCGTTTTCGTGGCTTTAAGAACGTCTGGAAGTATCTAGCAAGATAGGACTAGCATGGAGGAATAAAAATGGAAAAAGAACTTTTAGCACTTAACATGCGTAACTTACAACTTTTTGCTGATGGTAGCGAAGCTGGTGCTGACGACAACGGCGCTGCAGGCACAGAGGGCAACGAAAGCAATAACAACGGTAATGATAACGGTCAAGAGTTCAAAGGTCCGCAATCACAGTCAGAATTAGACAGTCTTACGAATAAAGCTGTACAAAAGGCTTTAGAGAATTACAAAAAAGGTGAGCAAGAACGTATTGAACAACGTATTGCTGAAGCTCTCGAAAAAGAAAAAGACTATGCTAATTTATCAGCTGCTGAGCGTGCCAAAAAAGAATTCGAAGACAGTAAGTCGGCTTTTGAACAAGAAAAAGCACAATTTGAACATGAAAAATTAGTCGTTCAAGTTGAAAAGGACCTTGTTTCAAAAGGGTTACCAGCTGATTTTGCCGAATTGCTAGCTGTTGGTGATGCTGAACAAGCACTTAAACAAGTCAGCAAATTCGAAAAAGCCTTTAACGACGCTGTTAACGCTAAAGTCAAAGCGTCATTACGTCAGCCAGCACCTAATGCAGGTGGTAATGGTGCTTCACAAACGAATTATGGTGCAAGCCTTGCTAAAAATTCAATCAAAACTGGTGAGAAACTATTTTAAAGGAGAGCTTATATGCCAACTAAGAAATTATTTGGAAATGCTGAAATTCTTCACAACTTACCTTATGAAGCAATTTCAGTTACTGTTGATAAGTCAACAACAGGAACAGTTACAGAAAATGCACGTACAATCTTGAAAGCTGGTACGTTAATTGCTGGTGACGGCGCTTCAATCTTTGATGATCGTACTAAGAAAGTAAAAGCCAATACAGAAACACCAGACGGCGTTTTGCTTTATGATGTAGATGTAACAGAAGAAGACGCAGTAGCGAGTCTTGTTTATCGTGGTACTTTACGTGAAGACAAAGTTAACGATGGTACAGTACCAGAAGAAGTTAAAACTGCATTGAAACATATTCAATTTGTGAAAGGAGTTTAATATATGCCTTTAATTTACGATATTATCACAGCAGGGAATGTCGCTGGTTATTGGAATGCTAGTCAACAAGAAGTTGATTCAACAATCGGTGAAAAAGTATTCCCAGCTAAAAAACAACTTGGTCTTAAGTTATCATATGTCAAAGGTGCGTCTGGTCGTCCAGTCGTTTTGAAACCATCTGCGTTTGACACAAAAGCAACACTTCGTGAACGTATGAACGTTGAATTGATTGATAAAGAAATGCCATTCTTTAAAGAAGCTATGCTTGTCAAGGAAGCTGACCGTCAACAATTGAACGTTATCGCTCAAACTGGTAATCAAGCACTTATCGATACAATCACAGCTGGTTTGTTTGATGACACAACAACATTGCTTTCTGGTGCTCGTGCACAATTGGAAGCTATGCGTATGTCAGTTCTTGCCACTGGTAAAATTGCTGTTCTATCAAACGGTGTCGCACTTGACTATGATTACGGTGTTGAAGATGACCATAAAGGCTCTGTTAGCACAGCTTGGTCTGATGCAGAAACTGCAACACCACTCAATGATATTGACGCAGCTATCACAGCAATCGAAGAGTTGGGCAATAAAGCGGAAGTGCTTTACATGAACGCTAAAACATTTGCACAGCTTAAAAATGCTAAGTCTACAACAACATTGATTAAACCACTTGCTCCAACAGGTGCAGCAGTCACAAGTCAAGAGTTGAAAGATTTTGTTCAAGATAATTATGGTGTGACTATTGTTGTTAAATCTGGCACTTACAAAGATGCTAATGGTGAAATCAAAAAATATTTCCCAGATAACAAAGCGACGTTTGCACCTAACACAGCTTTGGGTTCAACAACTTTTGGTACAACACCAGAAGAATCAGATTTAATCGGCGGAAATAATGCTGTTGAAGTATCTGTTGTTGATACTGGTATTGCCATCACAACTAAAAAACTTGATGATCCAGTCAATGTTCAAACTAAAGTATCTATGATTGCTTTACCTTCATTTGAAAACATTGACGAAGTTTATATGCTTAGCACAACACCAGAAGCTTAATTGGAGGTGGCTAATGACTAAAGTAATCGCAGGCTTTCGAGATAAAGAAACACAGATTGTTTATGTAATCGGTGACGATTACGACGGTGACCGTGTGGCTGAACTCACAAAAGCTGGTTTCTTAAAAAAAGAAACTACAAAGAAAGCTGCTAAATAATAAACGGGAGGTGTTCAATGACACCACTTGATGAAACTAAAATTATCCAAAATGTAAAATTGGATTTAGAAATTACTGATAAATTGCAGGACGGTTTGTTAAAAATGCTGTTAGACCGAGTGGTAAAACATTTTAAAGCAGAATATGGCGTGTCTGAAATAGACGACGCCTATTCTTTTATTTTTGAGGATTGTGTTATCAAGCGATTTAATAGACGTGGTTCAGAAGGGGCACAGTCAGAAAGTGTGGAAGGACATTCAGTTTCCTATTATGAAAATAAGAATGAGTTTCTACCCTATGATGACATGTTGCAAAAAGCTTTCGGACAATCTGGGCAAGCTAAACCAGGGCGGGTGTTCATCTTATGAGATACGCTGACAGAGTAATTTTAATCACCGAAACAACCGAAACTGATTTTTTAGGTGATAAGGCTATCAAAAAAGAAAGCCAACCGATACCATGTTTTCGTGGTGGACTAACCATTGAAGAACAAATGGCAGTTTTTGGTAAGTACAGTTCTGATAACTTTAAATTATACCTAAAAGGCTACTATGATGGATTTGAAACAGTAAAATATCACGATAAGACGTTAATGATCGCTGGCAAGATTCATCACAATAACCATACGGTGATTTACTTATGAGTATAAAATACAGCGTTAGAGGTGTTGACAGGTACGTTCAAAAGCTAAAAAACAAAGGTAAACAAGCGCAGGCTGCCACAGACCGTCAATTGGAACTGTCCAGCTTGCGTATTGAACGTAGCGCGAAAGTAAACGCACCAGTTGACACAGGAATGCTGAAAAATACGATTTTTTCAGTCAAAGCAGGTAAACTTACCTACAAAGTGGTCAGTCCTGTTCGATATGCAATATATGTGGAAAAAGGGACCCGTAAAATGCGCGCACAGCCTTACTTAAAACCAGCAATCGACGCTGAACGACCTAAATTAATCAGTAATCTACGCAAAATTTATAGTAAATAGGGGTGATGTATGACAACTTATTCACCATCAACTTTATTTTTGAAAGAACTACACGATAGATTGGAAGTGTTAGCTATTCCAATCTATTTTAAATTGCCTAATTCAGACGTTCTAGAGCCTTTTATTGTGATTGGGTCTAATTCATCAGATACGTCACAAACAGCGCAAACAGGGGCTATTATCGAGGATATCACGGTGAATATTGACATCTTCTTAGACAGCTCAAGTAGAACTGACGCAGAAGAAGTCAAATCAAAAGCACTGAGAGCGTTAGGGCGCAGAAATGCAACAGCTAACATTATTCCAGATGATAGCATAGGGCGTGAAGTGTATCACGTTTCTATTGCTGTATCTGACACTATTTATTAAAAGGAGACATACTACATGGCAGAAAATGAACAAATTAAAGTAACGACTGCTAAACCATTGTCTGGTAAGAAAGTCTTTTACTTTATTCAATCTATTCATGCTGAAATCGGCAGCAACGCTATTCTACCTGCTTATCGTACAGACGGTAGTTTGACACTTGGCGCTGAGTATTCAGATGAACAAACTCAACAAGGTCTTTTGCTTGATAAAACAAGCACTAGTCACGAAATCGAATTGACGACTAAGTTTGCACCGAAAGACCCTTCAGTTGATGTTTTGGAACAAGCAAACGACACAGGCGAATCAGTCAAGATTTGGCGTGTGCTTGTTGACGAAACATTGAAAGAAGATAAAGACGGTAAATCAGTATACCCTGCTAAATTTGGTTATGCCAAAATCGGTGATATTGAATACAATGACGGTATCGAAGATATTATCGAAGCAACTTACCCAGCTAGCATTGTTGGTAAACTTCGTAATGGTAAATTCCCATTGACTGACGAAGAAATCGCTTTGCTTGATGAAGTTTACGAATATCAAAATCCAGGAGAAACGACTGGCGATTACGATAACATCAAAAAAGGCGAATAACACGTCAAAGGTTGGATATTAAATCCAGCCTTTATTTTTTTAGTTAGGAGACAACTCACCTTATGGAATTTAAAGTTAAAAATAAAATCATTGAAATTAAGTTTGACTATCGCACAATGTTTAAAGTTGACAAACAACTTGCCACTAAGAACAAAGAAACTGGTGCAAGTAACAATGACGGTGTCGGAACGTTGTTTAACAACATTCTAAATCGTAATGATGAAGGCATTGTTGATTTGATTACTTTGTCAGCTAATAAAGCGTTTAGTAAAGCCATTTCAGAAGATGACGCTATCACAGCCATTGAAACCTGGCTAGTGGATAATGACGCCGAGGACACAGAAAGCTTGTTTGAAGAAATTCAACAAGAAATGGTTGACTCTGGTTTTTTCAAGAACAAGATTTTGAAATATATCGAAAACTTGGAAACAGCAGTAGAGTACATGAAAGCGCAAGAGGACAGCGAAGCGCTTCAAATCGAAATTACCGAAAAACTTATTGGCAAGATGAAAAGCGCGCTATCTTAACTGAATGTGCACGTCTTGGCTTAACAGATTTAGAAACAATTTACTCTTGCAATAAATGGGAACTTGACGCGATTTTAGAGGGGCTTCACTACAGACAAATTGACTTTCGCGAAAATCTGTCAGAGCTTGCAATGGAACTGCGTTACACTATGAACGCTAAACGTGCTAGTGCCAATAAGCTTAGCAAGAAGAAAGACAGAAACAAAGTTAAACAAGCTTTTCACGCAAACGATAGTAAGCAGGAAACAACTAACAGTGGTCTTGCTGAGCGTCTGCAAAGAGTCAATGACCATTTCATGAACAGATAACACAGAAAGGAGGAGTTATATGACAGAATTTGATGGCTCGATTTATGCTTATGTTGGTGCTGATATTGCTGACTATCAAGCTGCAATGGATAAGATTTCCGCATCAACACAACGTGCTTTTCAAAAAGCACAAGACGCAGCTGTGAATAATTCTAATCGTTTAGTTCAAATGGTTGGTCAGATATTATCACAGCTAGCTAACAACGGCGAATCACTTGGTAAACGATTAGGAACAGCATTCAGCACAGGTTTAAATCTGTCCATTGGTGAAATTCAACGTATAGCTTCAACAATTGGCGAAAAGATACCTCAACCCATAAAGAATAGGTTCACAACTGCCCTAACAGCTATCCAGAACGCTGTTCAAGTAGTTGCTAATAAAATACCCCAGCCAATTCAAAACGCCTTTACAAAGGCAACTAGTGCGGTTTCTAGCTTTGCGACAACAACGACTAGTAAAATTGGATCAGCCTTTAGCACGATTAGCTCAAAAGTTAGCAGTGCTTCAAGTGCAATTAGTAATTCATTTATTGGTAAATTGGGAAGTAGCATTACTGAGTTAGGAATGAAAGCGGCAAGTGTTGCTACTAAAATGGCTAATTCGCTTGGTTCTGGCTTTTCAAGCATGAACAGCAAAGCAAGTAGTGTTTTGAATAGCATTAGCCAGAAATTTGCGAACACGTCGACTGCTGGTGAAAAGCTACGTAGTACAGTAACTAGCATTGTGTCAGCATTTAGTCTAATAGCAGTAGCAAAAGCTGGTATCAATGCTGTTAAAAATGCCATGGAGGGTGCTATTAGTCGTTATGACACCATGAACCAATTTCCAAAGGTCATGCAGTCATGGGGATATGCGACCGAAGATGCTGAACGTGCTATTAATAAATTAAAGGACGGTATCGACGGTTTACCAACTACACTTGATGATGTGACATCAAGTACGAAACGTTTAGTAACAGCTGGTCTATCGCTTGACCAAGCGAGTGGTGTCGCACTCGGTTTGAACAATGCCTTTATTCTAAACGGTTCTAGTGCTGACCAAGCAAGTAACGCTCTTGAACAATACAGTCAGATGATGGCGGCTGGTAAGGTTGACGCGCAGGCTTGGCGTTCTGTCAATGACGCAGCAGGTAAAGCACTTAATGACGTTGCTGAAGCTATGCTTGGTGCTGGTCATAATTCAAATGACTTGTACGACGCTTTGAAAGACGGCAAAATCACAATGGACGATTTCAATAACAAGATAATTGAGATGTCCGAAGCTACTGGTGGTTGGGCTGAACAAGCCTTAACAGCGTCTGGTGGTATTAAAACTGCGATAACCATTGCACAGTCCGCGGTAACTCGTGGTGTTGAAAGCATGATACGTGCTTTTGATGACGCAGCAAGTGCTAATGGCTTACCAACCATTACACAGATGATTTTGAACTTAAAACCAGCGATTGGCTCAGTCTTCAGTAAATTATCCGATTGGATAGGTAAGGCTGTTACTGGTTTTGCAAAACTAAAATCATCTATCAATATTGATTTAAGCCCAATTAAAAACACTATTAGTAGCGCTGTTGCTGTTATTGATAATTTCTTTAACGGTTTTTCTGAAGGCGGAGATAAGGCAAAAGCAGCTGTAACGACTTTGATTGGTGAAATTGCTAAAATTGGTCCTAAAGCTGTTGCAGCATGGGCGCTTTTGAATCCAAAGAGTGCGATTGCAAGCATTATGCCGTTAGTTTCTAATCTAGGAAAACTTGGCACTGGTTTAGGCGCTGTTGGAACAAAAGCAAGTTCTTTCGGTTCAATCATTGGTAATGTCTTTACAAATGCTGGTGGCTTGCTCGGTGCTTTTGCAACTAAGATGAATGGTTTACCAGGGATTTTTGCAAAAGTATCTAGTTATGGTCTATCCACAATGGGCACAATGACAAGTTCAATTGCAAGCATTGCAGGTGTTGTGCTTTCTGCTATTGGTCCCGCAGCAATTCTTGGTTTAGTCGTCGCTGGTCTTGGTTTAATCAACAGCCAGTTTGGCACACAGATTGACCAGTTGTTGAATATGGTCACAACTAAAGGACCACAAATCATTACTAATCTAGTGACTGGTATTACAAGCAGACTACCAGAATTGATTGCCTCTGGTGCTGATTTAATCGCTAAATTTGCCAATGCGTTTACAGTTATGTTCCCAGTCATTGTCCAAGCTGGTGTTGATTTAATCTCTAGTCTTGTTCAAGGCGTAGGAGCTAATGCAGGTAGCTTAATTGCGTCAGCGGTTCAAGTTATCGGTACGTTTATTAGTTCAATTGCTAGCGCACTACCACAATTATTGTCAGTTGGTATGGACTTTATCGCTAACATTGTTAACGGTCTTGTTCAAAACTTGCCATTAATTTTAGAGTATGCGCAACAAATTGTGACTAATTTTGGTCAAAGTTTATCTGCTAACATGCCAAACATCATCTCTAAAGGTATTGAGATTATTACTAACCTAGTTCAAGGAATTATCCAAAACTTACCGACGATTATTTCAATTGCTACGCAAGTTATCACTGGTTTTATTTCTGGACTGGCTAGTTACTTACCTCAAATCTTACAAGCTGGTGTTCAACTCATCGTTATGTTAGTTCAAGGCATTATCCAGAACTTGCCTAATATTGTTCAATCAGCGGTTCAAATCATTCAATCATTGCTACAAGGTATTATTGAAAACTTACCGTCAATCATTTCAGCTGGTATTCAGTTAGTTGGTCAGTTGGCAGCAACGATTATCCAAAACTTGCCAACAATTGCAGCGGCAGGAATTCAGTTAATCGTTGGTCTTGGTCAAGCAATGCTCGAAGCCATTCCGAATGCGCTAAAAGGTGTGTG